CGGACCGTGACCAAAGGCAACGCAGCACTTAAAATAGTGCTAGATGTTGTCAATAAGATCTGTTCTTGGCCTCTGTCAAAAATAGAATCTTCAGCTAGCGGTATGGGAATGTCTCACCACGCTTGGCAATCTTTCAAACGTTCTTTTACGGACGAAGGGAAGAAATACGTCTTTAATCCTCAAAAGATTGAGGTTGAAGACGCACCCGACGGAGAAAAGGTAGTTACCAAAACTTTTCGGGACCTGTTCGCATCCTCAACAGATTACGAGAATGCGACTGACGCGATGAACCACGAAGTTGCTTCGTTGATATCGCGATGGTGGATGAAGAAATGTGGTATTCCTCCAATCCTCCAGATGATCGTGATCGGTACCTGTTACCAACCACGACCAATTGTTTTCGAAGCACGAGGAGCAATGGCCTCGTTCGGCGAACCGTGGGAAGGTGACTCACCGTTTGAGCAACCTAACTACGTTATGCTCCGCAAAGGAGTCCTCATGGGGGACCCTTTGACGAAGCCCGTTCTCCACCTTGTAAACATACTGGTGAGAACGGTCGGAGCGAATTACTCCGAAGGTCAGTTCTTAGAAAAGATTTTCCAAGACAAGACCGCGACCGCAGTTTTCCGGATGAACCGGTTAATTGGGCCTTCGGCAGAGCATGCAGTGACACACACTCCTGCGACGCCCGAACCTGACCCGCAAAGGGGGCAAGGTTCGACTTCATCTGATAGACAGAACGATGCTATCTATCGGATGAACTTGGCAGTCAACGCTGAAGCTGACGCCAAGTTTCCCAAGGAATACGTTGAAAACGCACTCCGTGGAAGAGGGCCGGTCCTCGAACCGGTTCCTAACCCCCTGGGTCTAAGTTTAGATTTCAGGAAGGTTCTCCAATTACCGGTTGGCACTCAACCAGTACTTGCAAAGTTGTCTGTTCCCGCAGTGGATCAGACTTCCCGGACTCTCTCTCTTTCAAGCGAGAGGCTCAGGAGGGTTTTAGATCAACGCCAGAAGACGTTATCTAATGCCATGGCGCACAACCTCAGAATTGAAGATGAGCGTCGAACCAAAGGAGAGTTTACATTTCGCACTCTCTCCGGAGTCCTACCGCGACCCGTTATTGAACGGCCCACGGTTGGTACGAGAGGAGTAGCGGTTGACCCGCGCCTCACTCGTTCGGGAAATGCGCCGCAGCTTGCGCCGCAATCCCGTTCCTGTATCACCAAGTATATCA